TTAGATATGACAGGGCTTGAAGCTTTAGCGTATTTACGCAACCACAGATACGGTGCTGTCCGATGTAAGGATTGGGCAGAAGAGCAGTTTATACTTACACAATGTTCTGGTAATGAAATGTCATGGTGGAACTACTACCTAGATGACTTTCTTGAAAAGCGATTTCCAAAAATCCCTGAATATCATAAACCATGTTTCAATGATGAAGACGTAAGCCACTTATTCGAATGCTTCTTTGTTGATGTGTTTGAAAAGGAATGGGAAATTATGGATGCAACCAAAATAATTGGCAATGCTCCTATCGAATGCGAGCCAAATGATTATTACGATCCGAATCATCCAGAAGACGGCGTAATAAGCAGGACAAATCCAAAAGATGCCTGACATCCGATTGATTCTGCCTAGACCGCATGAAGGACAAAAGGTAATACTGGCACAGGCAAGGCGCTACAACGTCCTTGCCTGTGGCTGAGTAGGTCGAAGATTCGGCAAAACTACACTCGGTGGTAACTTGCTAAGTGACCCCGTCATAAAAGATGCTCTGCCATGCGCGTGGTTTGCACCTACCTACAGGCTCTTAGAAGAGGCATACAACGACCATAAGAGGATATATGCTCCTGTTATCCGGCGAGCTGTGCAGACTCCTGCTCCACGCATAGAACTGATTACCGGGGCAGCTATTGACTACTGGACGCTTGATGACCCTAGCACGGTAGCCCGTGGTCGTAAGTACAAGCGGGTCATCATCGATGAAGCCGCCATGGCAAGGCATCTAGAGCAAGCCTGGACGGAAGCCATCCGCCCAACACTAACCGACTACAAGGGCGATGCTTTCTTTCTTAGTACGCCTAAAGGCTCTAATTACTTCAAGACCCTATACGGCATGGCTGGTGTAGATCCGGACTGGATGGCATGGCAGATGCCTACTACCGCTAACCCGTGGATAGATGCAACCGAAGTAGACAAGGCTGGCGAATCCTTGCCGAGCATCGCTTTCCGGCAGGAGTATTTGGCCGAGTTCGTGGATGCTGCGGGGGCAAGAATCAAGCGGGAGTGGTTGCGGTACGGTGACTGCCCCGAAGGTTTGCCAACCTACATAGGCGTTGACCTTGCCATCAGCACCAAGAGCGAGGCAGACTACACCGGGGTGGCTGTTGTGAGCCGTGGTGATGATGGGACAATCTACGTTAGAGACATCAACCGTACACGTGCTGACTTTGCTTCCGTGCTGCGCTTCATCGAAGCCATGGCGGACAAATGGAAACCCACCATGATCGGTATCGAACAGGTGCAATATCAGGCGGCTGTCGTGCAGGAGCTTCTTAGGCGTACGAAACTGCCTATTCGGGGGATACGCCCAGACCGTGACAAAGTGACCCGCTTTGCGCCTCTGGAAGCCCGCTATGAGCAAAGCCAAGTCATGCACTGCCAAGGGTTGCCCGCATACTTTGAAGATGAGCTACTATCCTTCCCGGTTGGTCGGCATGATGACGTGGTAGATGCCCTGGCTTATGCTTGGCAGGTGTGCGGATCAAAGCGTTCTTGGGGAGCCGTCTAAAAAATATACATCTATACCCTTGCGAGATATACACGGGCGGTGTATATTATTGACATCAAGCAGGGAGATAGAGAGATATGGAAAACTACTTCGACTTTTACGTTATCAAGGTTTCAAGCACACGCAAGACAGACCTTAAGAAGGCCGGCATCGATGCCGCAGACATCAACTCGGTATTCGATGGTTATGCTCAGTATGGCCGCAACAGCTACCGCCGCTACATCTACACAAGCAGCGTAGGATTTCAGTCCAACGTTGCTGGTGGACTCAACGAAGAATCGAAAGCCATCATTGCTAAGTACCATGCACTCGGACTTGATGTAGACACTCAGTACATCACCAGAGACTAAACACAGGAACCGCCACAGGCCCCCGCAAGGGGGCTTTTTCTTTTTGTGGGATACTGAAGCCATGGGTATCTTTGACCGCTTCCTTGGCCGTAAAGCCGCAGCCAACCCGACACAGGCACTTCCGCTGCCACTTAGCCAGTCTAGGGACATCTACCTAACTGGTTACGGCTCTGGTCAGCTGCAGACACTCCTGCGCCGGGCGCTCCCTGGAAGCACTAAGGACTGGGCTAGAGTTGCCGGTGACCTTGGGCTGAATGGCGTGGTTGCTAGTGCGATTGACTGGTACGTCAGGAACTACCCTCAAGCCACACCACGCTACTACCGACCGGTAGACAGCCAGCAGGCAGAGCCGGTAGAAGACCACCCGGTATTGCAGCTCATGGCTCAACCGGATCCGATGATTATGGGTAGCCTTTTCTGGGGCTGGGTCATTCAAGATTACAAACTATTCGGGAACACTTACCTTAGAAAGATTCGATCTAGCACCCGTGGCACGGTGACCGCCTTACAGTTTCTGCCGCAGGACATGGTACGCCCGGTAGGCAACGGCGTAAACCCGCTAACGCACTACATCTACACCACGGACGGGCGCTCCTTTGACATCCCGGTAAGTGACATCATCCACATCCGGTACGGGCGTGACCCTAGCGATATCCGTATTGGCCGTGCGCCGCTTACCGCTGTCCTGCGGGAGATTGCAACCGATAACACCGCCAGTACAACCGCTTATGGACTCTTGGCTAACGGCGCTATGCCTAGCCTCATTGTCGGGCCTGATGCCAAAGAGACTAGCGTTGATATGTCGATGGATGATGCCCGGCAGGTCAAGCGGCAACTCCACGAAGACCTTACCGGGGACGGTTCAGGCGGTATCGTGGTTATGACTGGTGCCTACAAGATGGATAGGGTATCGTTGACTCCTTCCGAGCTTGCTTTGGATTCTGTGAGGCGCGTACCGGAGGAGCGTATCTGTTCAGCCCTTGGCATCAACCCGATGGTATTGGGGCTTGGTTCAGGCTTAGAGCGGTCTACCTACAGTAATTACGAACGCGCCCAGCAAGCGGCTTGGGAAGATGGCATGGTGCCTTTGCTCCGTACATTGGCGGATGCTATCACCGCTGACCTGCTGCCGGAATACCCTGAAACCCAGCAGGGTGATTACCTGATGTATGACCTTGAAACGGTCAGGGCGCTTGCTGATGATATGCAAGCGGAAGCGGTAAGAGCCGAGAAACTTTACAAGGCGGGCATTATTGATCGGGCTGAAGCCAAGCGCATAGCCGGGCTTGAAGCCGTGCCTGAAGATGAGGGCGTGTTGCATCCATCCGCTATCAGCGTTCAGGCTGGCACGGGTGCATCCCTAGCAGAGACAACCAACGCGGCAGGTATCTTGATTCGTTCTGGTTACGATCCGGGTAGTGTTACGAGCTTCCTCAACCTCCCAGTGCAGCACACGGGAGCCGCACCGGTTACCCTGCGTGAAGAAGAAGCCAAAGCGTACGAGATGAAGTTTATACCGAACGCTGGCATGGTCGAAGCAGCGCAACGCGCACTTGACTGGAAAGCTGAAGGATTCGATGGCGGGACGCGGGTAGGACTTGCAAGGGCAAACCAAATCGTAAACGGTGAGAAACTTTCCGAAGACACGATACTGCGGATGTACTCTTTCTTCAGCCGTCATGAAGTGGATAAGAAGGCCGAAGGGTTCAACGCTGGTGAAGAGGGTTTCCCTTCACCCGGTAGGGTAGCTTGGGACTTATGGGGCGGTGATGCCGGGTACCGCTGGGCTACATCCAAGCGGGACGCAATGCAGCCTGATGGCAAGAGCCTTGACGGTGACCACGTATGCACTCCGGGGGTAGTGTATAAGAGCCACCCTTTTTACGGGTATTCGCTGGAGGAAATCTCAAGCGAGTAGACAGCGGCACGGGCAGGATTTATGCCGCATCCCAGAAGTATCGGAATGACCTGTTGGAGCGTGAAGGCGTAGCCATCAGCCGGATGCAACGCGCATACAAGGCCGCAACCAAGGCGAGCATCGATGAGCTTGAAGCGCTGGAAGGTAGGATTGCCGAGCGTGAAGCCAACGGGGAACCGCCATCCGAGACAATCCTTTGGATGCGTCAGCGGATCATAGATAACATCGAAGAGTTAGGACGTAACCTTAAGAAGTTCAGCATCGAGGGGGCAGTGATTACAGCCGATGGGCAGCTTGAAGCCGCTATCCTTGCTAATGAGGCAACGCCGCGCCTTGTGGAAGCGGCAGCGGGTAAAAAGCCCGCAGGCGTTACCCTTGGTACTTCATGGACAAGTCTTCCTGATGAACAACTCCAAGCCTTTGTCGGGTTCGCAGGCGATGGTAGCCCTCTGGCTGTCCTATTCGATGCCATCCCCCAAGTAACCACGGATGCCATGCAGATGGCTTTGGTACAAGGTATTTCGTTAGGTGAAGGCCCGCGCACGGTAGCACGGCGGGTACGCAAGGCGGCTGACATCGGTAGGCAACGAGCCGAGACAATAGCGCGTACCGAGATGATACGAAGCGCCAGGGAAGCCCAGCGGCAACTATACACGGAGAATGGTTCGGTGACCGGATACCGGCGGCAGGCTACGCAGGATGCGCGGGTGTGCCTTGCTTGCTTGGCTCTATCCGGCACGCTTCACCGTACTGATGAAATCATGCCTAGTCACCCAAATTGTAGGTGCGTTCTTATTCCGGAAACGCTTTCATGGGCAGAGATAACCGGCGATTCTTCCATACCGGATACCCGCCCAAAGGTGGCAACCGGTGAAGAGATTCTAAAGGGGCTAACACCGCTTGAAGCTCAGCAGATACTAGGCACTGCCCGCTATAACCTTTACAGCGAAGGGCTGCCGCTTAGCGACATGGCAACCGTGGTACAGAATGCTGACTGGGGGCCTACCACTAGGGTATTGCCGCTTAGAGACCTAGAGGGATACCAACCGGATCTAACGACTTATCTATGAAAACGGCACTGTGGGATAGTGGGTGTATGGACTTGCTGACATCTTCCGTAGACGGTATCAAGAGCGACCGGTTAGGCTACGTCAAAGGCTACCTCGTGCGCTTTGGCGATACCAAGACCGCCGACCTTGAAGGTGACTTTTTCACGCCTCAAACCGACTACGGTTTCCCGGTTGCCAAAGGGCAGCGAGTCCCGCTCAACGTCTACTACCACCACGGCATGGATGCCGCTGTCGGGAAGAAGTCTATCGGTACAGGCTACATCAAGATGGACGATGTCGGGCTATGGTACGAAGCGCAGTTAGACATGGCCGATGAGTACGGCTCGATGATCGCGAAGCTCTGCAAGCAAGGCAAGATGGGCTTTTCGTCTGGTGCCGCTGGTCATCTGGTAGAGCGTAAGAGCATGGGCGGTGCCGCTGAAATCACACGCTGGCCTATCGCTGAGGCAAGCATTACACCGACACCAGCCGAGTATCGCAATAGTGTAAAAACCCTCAAGGAGTACTACGGCATGGAGCCTATGATGGATATGGAAGAAGAAATGGTCATGGCTCCAATGCCTGAGCAGTCCCCGGAAGAATATGCCGTATCGGTCTTTGATGAGTCTGAAGGTGACCTTATCCACGAAGGGCTTGAAGCCTACTACGATGCGCTCTGCGGGGCTATCGAGATGGTTTCCGATCAAGCCATGGCGGATGCTGTTATTGATGAATTTGCTCGACGTGCTAAGGGGCTATACGCCATGCACGGTATGAAGAGCGTACAACCCGCATCCCTGCGGGGTGTTGAACGTCGACTGCGGGATGCAGTCGGTCTTAGCCGGGCGAGCGCCAAGCGCTTAGCACCTGTAGTCTGGGATTCACTGCGGGACGCAGACCAGCCGGAAGTGCAACCGGAACTCGTAGTCCTGGAAGCGAAA